TTGAAAGTCTCCTTACTGAGGCAGAGAAGATATACAACGACCCGAAGCACAAGAACTCCTATATGGTGGAGGCTATCAAGCAGATACGCGACGCTATAAATAATGTGGAGTTTGAGGAACTTGGCCGTAAGCAGGAGCAGTTCGCCAGTGAGATGACACGTCAGATTGATGAGTTGACGAGAAAGTGGGATATATTCAATTCCGTGCTTTCAACGACTGGTGACAGGATGCTTGCAGCAAGGCTTACTGGTATAACGCCTGGAGCTACAGCTGCAGACCTCAAGCGTCTGAATGTTTCCAAGTTTGCTGGAACGGGGATCGATTTCGAGTCTGTTCTTGGCATGAGCGATGAAGAGATAGACAAGTACGCTGAAAATCTTGACATAGCCAAGGATAAGATAAAGGGTGTCCAGAATGGTCTCAAGGACTGGAAGAAGGCACAGGAGGAAATCGTCAAGTCGGACATACAGGACTATGCAAAGTGGCTCGGTTCCCTTGTAGACCTTCAGTCGATACAGGCCAGAAATCAGGAAGAGTATAATCAGGTTCTCGAATCGACAAACAGGCTGCTGAAAGAGGGTGTGATAACGCAAGAGGAGGCAGACAAGAGGACTACGTCCGCAAAGACCACTCTTGAGACTAAGAACTGGCAGGCTACTACAATGTATTCAAATCTCTACAATAATTCACGTCAGATGGCTAAAAGCGAGTTCTCTGGAGCGTATAACAGAGAGTTGGCCAGCCTGCAGGCTCAGTTAGATGCAGGTATCATTACCATACAGGACTATACTGACAAGGTGGCAAAGTTGAACAAGGTTGCTGCTGAATTCAGGACTGACGGATTCCTTGGCATGAGAGGCGGTGTCGGTGCATATCTCGGTGGCGGCTATCAAGGTCTGATAAACCATCATCTTGATAAGGCTAACAAGCTGAGAACTGAAGGTGATGAGGATGCGGCAAAGGAAGAGGAGGTTGCTGCAGAATCCATGCAGAAGGCGCAGAAGACGGCAGACCAGCTTGCAAAAGCGTTCCAAGATTTGTCGAATGGTGCTGATATGCTGTCGAACATGTTCCAGGCATTGGGTATGGATGGTGCGGCGAATGCATTTGGCGATGCGGCTGGTGTTCTTGGCGGCATGGCTGGAGGTGCGCAGTCGCTAAGTGCTTTTGGCCCTTGGGGAATGGCTGCTGGTGCTGCTATCGGAGGTATCACAAGTATAGCACAGCTGCATGACAAAAAGCGTGAACGCCAGATAGAGGAACTGAAGCGTGAGGTTTCCAAGATAGACAACACACTGAATCTCATCAAGAATATCAGGGAAAGGACTCTTGGATATGATAGGGGTGATTTAAGAAGACAAATGGCTGCTCAGTATCAGTCACAGATGAATTCAAGGAATTTCCTCGGAATGACTATTGATATGAATCCGAGCGCATCTGCCATGTATGAATATTATTCCCGTGGTGGACTATCTGGCAATGGTTACAAGCAGGAACTGGAGGCGTTGAAGAAGCAGCGTGAAATGTACGAGGAGATGTTTGACCTTGAGCAAGAAAAGAAGGACTCGTCAAGCGAAGCACTTGAAGAGTACAAGCAGAAAATGGCAGAACTTGACATGACTATCCTGAACTTTGCTCAGGATTTGGCTGATGAACTCTTCGGAATCGACCTCAAGGGATGGGCTGACCAGATTGGCGATGCTCTTATGACAGCGTTTGAGAATGGTGAGGATGCGGCTGAGGCATTCAAAGATACCGTTCAGGATATCATGCGACAGGTTCTCCGAAAGATGCTTTCACTCGGTATTATCCAGCCGATGATGGAGCGGCTGCAAAAACGGCTCTTTGGTGAGAATGGCGAGGGAGGTTCGTTTGACGCTACGAATCCTGAAGGTACGATTGATGCTGCAATGAGAGACGTTGCAGAGTTCTTTGGTGAAGGTGGCGAAGGTCAGAAAATGATTGAGGCGACACAGACCTTCTACAATAGATGGGAGGACTTCATGAAGTCTCAAGGAATGACTCTTGACAAGAATGATTCCAGTTCTTCAACTTCCAGTGGAATCAAAGGAATCACTGAGCAGACAGCAGACCTGTTGGCCAGCTATCTGAATGCGACGAGAGCATCAACCTCGAATATCGAAAACTTGTCAGCACAATATTTTCCATTGTTCTATTCTTCCATAACAAGTGGCAACGCAAGTCTTGTGAACATTCAACAGAACACAGCTGCAATTATGCGGAGTAACGATGCAATAGAACGGAGTAATCAGGCTATTCTTGAGAACATCAATGGCCTAAAGAATAAGACTTGGAAAGTTCCAATGGCTTAAAGAATAAAAAGGAGGTTTGTGCCTCCTTTTTATTTTGCTGTATATCTTGTACAAATAGCTGTCTGTTCCCATTCAAAACCGTTTCCGTTTTCTGTAAACGTGATTTTTTTCTTGAATCCTCCATTTATAGCAAGGTATTCACCGTCGAATGTGTAAGTCCCTGAATAATTTGCATCATATTTACCAGCCTTATAATCATTTATCGACCTATAATACTTGTAGGTTTTGTCGGCTTTAAATTCGTGAACATAAGGAGAGACAAGCCCCCATGTGTGCCATGTATTCGGATTGCCACTATATGAACCATTATCCCAATAAAATGTTTCATACCAAACACCAACAATTTTTGAAGATGAGCCACTATCGCTGTCATCATCGCCACTGCATCCTACAAATGCAAAAGGCATAATAGCCAATAAAAATAAAATCTTTCTCATAACTTTTTGTTTTTAGTTCGTTGCAAAGATAGGAATTATTTCTTAAACCGCCAAATCTTTAACTTTTGTTTGCTGATTTTTACGAAGCCTTCCAACACTTGTTACATAGGCAGGCAAAAAGTGTTACGAAGCCATGTAGCAAGAAAAGGATAGGGGGCGGTTATTTTGCGATAACCGTCCCTTATTTCAGAATAACCCTGCCTTATTTCAGGATAAGTGCCACTTATTCCGTCGTGTCCAACAGGTCGTTGAAAAAATATAATGTCGTAAATGCCTGTTCCGTCTGATGCGGGTTTTCCTCGAAGTTATGTGCAGCCTCGCAACCGAGGTTGAGAGCCGTGGTGAGAATCATTTCCTTCAATTCATCGACTGTAATGAATCCAGCATCGCAGTATTCCTTGATATTCTTGTGCTTACTCATACCGCAGCCACCTCCTTTCCGTCTCTCAGCAAGTGCCATGCCCTGCGTTTGTCCCAGTTGGTGTCGTTCAATGCGTGTATGTACGCACGCCCGCGTGTATTCCATTTGATATATGTCTTCACAAGACCTTTCTCCTCATTCACGATACATGATATAGTCTTTCCTAAGTCCCAATCTCTATAGTCGCTTGTGAACAGGTAGTCGCCGTCTCCCTGCTTGTAGATGATTCCACAGGCGATAAGCATCTTGTTAAGCTTCTGTCCGCTCATTCCGATTTCGTTGGCTACGCTTGACGTGGTTTTCAGTCCGAGGTCGTTAGGAGTGCTGATGACTTGATCGTAGACACGTCCTTTCGGCTGGAGTGTGTCGATTTCTCCCTGCAGCATACAGTTGATGTTGTGCTGAGTCTGCACGTCCTGATGGAGTTCCTGGTTCTCAATCTCCAGCTGCTTGTTCATCCTCACCTGAGCGAGAAGTTGGGTAAGAGCTTCTTCAAAGTCTTTGGGTAGGGCAGGAGAGAGGTCGTTCTTCTGCTTGGCGATTTTCTCGCACTCGATGAAGTAACGGCGGGCTTCCTTACCTTTCTCTGTCTGTGACATCATGGAAATCTCCTTGGCGGCGTTGATTGAGAGGGCGTAATCCGTTGATGGTCTGCCACCTTGTGGGTTTTGTACCTTTAAGTCCAAAACCTCATAATCAACATTTTCGATGAGGTCGCAGCGTGAAATCTGGTTCTGCATCCAAGGGATAAAGTTCTTTCTGACTCTAAGCCACTCGTAAAGATGTCGCGCGTTAACTGCTTGTTGTCCGTTGTGGACTTCGATGGGAATTAATTCCCGAATTTGATTGTGTACCATATTGTGAAGAATTAATAAACATTGGCACTCTTTTATATAGCGGTGTGCCATTTCCCGCAGTCCAAATCTCATGTCAGTGGGCGGTAATTCGTCCGATGTTGCTAAAATTGCCTTCACAGGCATTATACGGGAAAGGCACACCTATATAATAAAAATGTGCGTACTACCCGCTGTTCAAAGCTTCTTCACTGGCTCGCAATCGTCATTACAACAGATTGCACGGGGTACGCACGTATCTACAAGGCACAAAAAATGCCACAACATATACAACGTGCGGCAGAACTCCATCTGCCAGTGAAAACTTTGAACGCTGCAAAGATAGGCATATTTTCGATACCCTCCAAATTTTCAAAGACCTCGTTAGTGATTATTAACATTCACCTTGGAGATGCAAAGATAACTAAATTGTTCCATAAATTATTATTTCTAATAAGATAATTGTCGAAAATTAGAATAAATTATCTTATTGATAAAATAAAAGTTCTTATCAATAAAACAAAACGTTTTAATAATAAGATAATTACAAAGTTTTGTAAATTTTCACGAATTAACCTTTTTTCGTTTTTATAATGTAACAAAACAGAAAAAAAGTCGGCTGTCCTCACGGATGACCGACCCAATGAATAACTAAAAACCTGAACTATATGTTACGATGAATTGAGATTAATCCAGATAATGGAACTCGTCCTTTATTGTTACGACTCCATCCTTCTTTATTTTAACGTCTGGTGTGTGCTTGATTACCGTTACCTTGCTTACAAGGTCGGTGTGTACGTCTGCAGTCGCCTTGTCGAACAGATGGATAAGTATGAACGCGCCATATTTCACATATACCGTGACGTGGGCATTGTCACAGACCCACACATTGCAGACGTGGGGACGGAATGAGTAGCGTATGGTGGCGTTGCTTTTTCCGAGCAGCACATACTCCCTGAGATACATGAGCCTGCGGTTCGCGTCGCGGACAGGGTAGGAGCGGGTATCGTCTACGAGTATTCCGTGAAGACGGAGGAAGTCCTGCGAGAAGTTGTGCTTGATGAAGGTCTTTGTCGGCCAGCGGCGCTTTATGCAGAAGTCGAGGCCGCGCTTGTATTTCTCGATGAGTCCGTCTTCATCGGTTTCATCGCTCCATTCGTTGTACCATTGGTCGCAAAGTCCGATTTTCCTTGCAGACTCCCTGAGTTTGATGCTTAATTCGTTTCCTTCCATTTGTTCAATCCCATTTTCTAATCCGTTGCAAAAATAGTCATTTCCAACGACTTATGCAACATGTTTAAAGAAAAAGTTGAAGAAAGTAGGGAAAGTTTGTTCTTAAAGTGCCTTTTCTCTCTATTTTTGTGGAAAAATTACGTGGCATAGCCACTAAACATCAACACAAAAAGCGATATGGAATACAAGAAACTCCTAATTCAACAGCAGACATACAACGGCTCTACATACACCAATGTAGGTCAGGTTGTTGATACGCAGACGGCATTTCATGTGGTGTGTCAGGAGTTTCCTTTCAAGTATCTTCCTGAGACGAAGGATTTGCCAAAGCGAGACTGGTACGACGAGGATGGGGAGGATGTGTACATCCCTACCGACGGTCTCAGGTTCAAGGCATACGAAATGGAGGTCAAATTCTTGTACGTAGGGTCGCAGGATCAGATGAAGAACGAGCTGAAGAGCTTCATAGACTTTATCTGCGGAAAGAATACTAGTGGCAGTCCGTTGCTTGCAGTGTATGACGAGTACACACAGACAGGTAGGCGAGGGGTTTACGTGACGGAAGTCGGCAACGAACTTCTTACCTATGACGATTCAAACGGTAAATACGTCAACGGCAGTTTCGTCAGCGACGTGATCGGTGTCTTCAAGGTGAAGTTCCGTGTGACAGACCCGGTTTACAGTGTTCAATACTCAAACGGCGCACTATCATGAGTGAGTGGACGATATATAGTAAGAGTGGCGCAGCGAAGGCTGTAGTACACGAGCTGGAGTATCACGGGGAATGGATGCGTGACGAGTACGTGACCGTGACCGTGAAGAGCGCCGAGCCCGTGGACTGGCAGTTTGACGACTATCTTACGTATCGCGGCGAGGTATTCTCCATCAGCTATGATCCGAACGTCGTAAAGAAAGCCCGCAGAGGCACTTACGGCGAGGGATTCACCTACGATAATATCAAGTTCTATGCCATTGGCGATAAGACACGTTTCTTCGGTTTCAAGGACGTGGTGCTTAATCCTCAGTCAGCGGCAAACAAGCTGACGTACACATCGCTTGCCACCTTCTCGTTCTTCTGCTCATCAATAGAGGACTTCGCTGACAGGCTTCAGGCGAACCTGAACAGGGAGTCGCAGTCTTCGCTTGTGTCATCATGGAAGGTACTGACACCTATCTATAATAGGACGACCGGACGTGGTGTGAGCATCACTAAGTCGGAATGGCTCCAGTACTTCGAGCTGAACGACAACAACGAGGTGAAGGGTGAGACCGACGTGAACATCGACGTCGACAGGCAGAACTGCTTCGACGTAATGAAGATGTCGTATGAGAAGTTCGGTCTGGCATACTACATGATAGGCACGACGATAGTCATCGGCGGCAAGCCCGTGCATCTGAACACAGGCAGCGCGAACATCTTCCGCTACGGCAAGGGTCTCGGTCTGTACGAGATAGAGCGCACGAGCGACGACAATCAGGAGCTTGTCACGAAGCTGTTCGCCTACGGAAGCGAGCAGAACCTCCCATTGAACTACTACGCCAACATCGGCAAGAGGGTCAAGTTCCAGATTACGCACAAAAGCGTGAAGACGTATATCTCAGATCATCCTACTTATTATCTTTGGACGGATGCAGAATGGACTTCACAGCTGAAGAATGCCTTTCCTGAAAGCGGAGAGGTTGTACTGACATTCGGCAGCTATTCTGCGCATTTCAGGTTTGACGGCTCGGACACCATCTTTGATGATAATGAACCGACAATCGAGCTTAACAAGAAATGCCTTTATTTCTATTGGATAGATTATGGTGAGCAGGAAGAGGAAGACCTCTATACCCACGTCTCGGTAAACGACTATGTATATGTGACTGGGGTGAACATCAACGCCATCCCGTCCTCATACATAGAACCTCCCGTAGGATATAATTATCCTGCCACATTATCCGTGAACAGGCTGATGCTTCCCGGATATCCCACGCAGTCGCTGCATTCATGGGTGACGGCCAACCATAGCGAACTCCTGTCGAAATACGATTTCTCGACCACGGCGATGGATCCGTGGATAAAGTCGAAGAACCTTCCGTCGATGGGTCTCTTTGAGGGTATCGTCAACTATGACGGTTCACAGCAGACCGAGATATTCCCGAGCCTCGAGAATACCACCACCAACGCCAACAAGGTTGCCGAGAATACGAACATTACGGACAACGGCTACCTCGGTGAAGGTTCGGACATAACCATGATCCTGAAAGTCGTCAACGGAGACCTCAACTGGATTGACGCCCTTGGTAATTCCCCAGACCCGCAAGGTGTCTATGTGGAGATAAAGAGCGGCTTCTGCGCAGGCAGGAGGTTCAAGGTGAATAAGGCAAAGCTCGTCAGCAACGTGTGGGAACTGACTGTCGAGAGAAGCAAGGATGACAGCACGGGCAGGTATTTCCCGTATTTCGAGGATGCAGTCAGCGGTTATGCACAGGTGAAGACCAACGATACGTTCGTTGTCACTGGCATACAGATGCCTGACTCATACATCGAGGCTGCTGCGGAGAAATTGCTGATAGCTGCCTGCGGATACCTTGACAAGCGCGACCATGTGCGCTACACATACCTCCCGAAGATAGACGAGATATTCATGCAGCGTGACCATGACGAGCGTGATACGGAAAGCTACCACGACACCATACGCGCTGGCATGAAGCTGGAGTTCGAGGACACTGACCTTGGCATCTGGCAATCCCCGTTCATCGACAACCTGACAATCCGCGAGAACGGCAATAACGGCATCCCGTCCTATGACGTGGTATTGCGAGACGAGAAGGAGAAGGGCACGCTTGAGAAGCTGACGGACAGTATCGCCGAGCTAATGGCGAACCCTCCCGTACAGGTCGTGGAGCGTCAGCAGAGGACGCTGCAGTACGTGGAATACCCCGAATGGGATGATGAGGGCCTGTACTACTTCGAGACGGTTAATCCTGACACGGACGTGCTCGAGACAAGCCGTGTGTGGCATCGCGGCTGTCTGTGGGAGTGCCACAGGACGCTGACGCAGCAGGAGCCGTGGTTCAATAACGAGGACTGGGTGTGTCTGAGGATGAACAACGTAAACCTCGGGTTCTACACCGACGAAGACCCTCCGCTGCCCATACTGATGGTAGGTGTGAGGGTTGGCTACGTGGACGAGACCATCGTGCCGTACCTGCTTGTCGGACAAGAGGACATCTCAAGTACCGTGACATCATGGGAATGGGTACGTGAGAGCGGTGATGACGTGACGGACGACGTGTGGAAGAACAGCAAACACACGGACCCCGAAGACCCTGAGTCCCCGCTGAAGAGTGTCACCCGTACACTTCACATCACAGATGATGACCTTCCCGAGAACTGGTGGGTAGCAGGCTCAAAAGTGTCCTTCAAATGTACTGCCACCTTCCCGTATGAGTCAGGTGAAAGCGCAGAGATAATAAACAGTATAACCATAATATAGTTTTGGCATGAAGAAGATTCAGAATACCGCGCCGCCGATGATGATGTCGACGCAACGCTCACCGCTGACGGTTAAGTTGTCAGTGAAGGCTGCTGCAGGAAGGCTGACGCAGGCTCAGGATTCCGCTCTCGGTCTGTGGAATCCCGACAGAACGATAAGTCCGCTGATACTGGAACCAGTGTTCACCGCATACGATGCGGACAAGGGGGTTACGGTCAACGCAAATCCAGTATTCGTGTGGTATGTCGGCTCTGTCAGCAATGCGAACAAGATAACCTCCGTCACGACGTCGGATAACTATTATTTGGAAACATCCAGCAACACTCAAACTGGCAGGCTCGTGGTAAGGAAGAACGTTGACTATGACGACCCTGTGGAAATCATCTGCGTGGCGAAATACACAGACAACCTCCATGGTGACGAGCTGACGGAACAGGAGAATGTCATACTTACAACGTCGAACAGCCCCGAGGAGTTCTATGCAGTGAACATCGGCGACAACTCAACCATCGTATTCTCCCCGCTCACGGCGGACTCGTCTCAGAAGGACATCAGCGCACTGGTAAACAGGGGAACAGTGGTTATGGCGTGGGACAATCTCGTCGGCAAGGCGGTAGGTGCCGTTGATATGGGTACGCTGACATGGAGCTATTCTTCTTCGGTGTTCCAGGCCAACCTTCCAAGTACGGCACTGACGACGGGCGGAGCTGCTGCTGCTGGATATACGCAGGACCAAAGCCTTTCGTCAAACAACACCATATCCACGTCGACGAGCGGAAAGATAAGAGTGAAGAACTCGACATTCACCAGCGCAGCAGACTTCAAGAAGGCGATGGGCGGCAGGATTCTCTTCTACGAGCTTGCCACGAAGACCGTCAACACTGCCTTTGCGGATGCGATGGCACAGCTGACGACCTTCTTCTGGTACTGCGACGAGACGCTGATAGCCACCGACGGCACGTTCCCGGGATATGTGAGCGGACAGGGGAGCGAGACGCTGACGGTAGACCTCGACTTCATCAGTCAGAAGGTCATAAGCGTCCGTCTCGGTGTGCCTGAAATTATCGACAATGCAGGCGTGAAGACAGTCACTCTTCCGTTGTCGTCTAACGCACCTGCTACCGACAGCGTACTGATAGCATGGGAGTTTGACGGACTTGATGCCCTTCCGCTTGCGAGAGGTGCCGATGCTGTGAAGGAGCAAAGTAGAAACAAGATATTCGATGCCATTGTGAGGAAAAATAACCTCGACGTGAGCGATGAGAAGGTATCGGAGTACATACGCCTGAACTGGAAGTCGCACAGCACCGACGCGAACTATGGCACGCAGACCGACCACGGATGGGGGCCTACTACAGTCATCCCCGCCTCTACGCTAATAAAAACTGGCAATACCAATGTCGAGGTGACGACTGACATCTACACCCTCGGCGAGCTTGACATTCTCGTGGATGACAACGACGTAGCCATAACCGATGACAGTGGCAGTGCGACACAGAGCGATTACGGCGGATATGTGGTCGGAAGAACATAACGAAACAGACAAAACATTACGGATATGAAGAACGTGAACTATTACACAGCATCGGAGTACGTGGCCAGACGGGCCTCGTGTCTCCATTCGAGCTACCGTACTTCGGACGGTCGGTATGTAGTCTCGGAGAATGACGTCCGTGCGGCTCTGCCGTACATATTACCAGAGGAACTTGTCGGCGGGTTTGACATAATACCGATAACCCTTGAAGAGGCAAAGACACTTATCAGGGAAGGGGGCTATCAGATAGGTCCTCCAGTTGCGCAGGCAGTCACTCAGGAAAACAGCGATGAAAATACGGAAGGAGGGCATGAAGAGCCTGTTGCTGAGGAAGGGGCTGCGGAGTCTTCAAGCTCATCATCTGAGGAAGAAACGGAAACTAATGAAGAGGAGAATTAAGGAATGGGAAAAGCGAGTAACAGATTCTATCTGCAGATAATCAAGGACGGCCAGAGCATATCGGCGGTACTTATGTCGACGCTGACACTTACACAGGTCGTTGACGAGTCGGGCAACTGTGTCCCGAACTGGAACTACGGCGAGACAGGAGCCGTCAATCCCATAATCTACGCTTACACACGGCTCAACGGTGTAGGTAAGCCCGCTGTAGCTGGTTCGTTCACATGGTCGTGGAACGGCACAGCTATTACATTCGACAACAACAATAAGAGTAGCAACGTAAAGGATGCCAGCAATAATCCGGTGTTTGAGAAAACCACATACACGGTTGGCGGCCTGTCTTATCCTGCCCTGAAAATCATCAGGAACCTTGCCAATGCTGGTAACATCGACAACGACGTGATAAGTTTCAGTGGTTCGGTGGAGATAGACGGCACTCCGCAGGGATTTGCGGTTGACACTGTTGTACGCATCACAAAGAGTGCAGGTAGCGGCTACTATGCCATTGCTGGTGGTGACAGCTATATCGACAATAGGACAAGCGGACAGAAGGGTTATACCGCATCAGTATTTGCACAGCTTTATTACGGGAGTGATGTGGTGCATAGTGGTGTGTCGGCAAAGTTCTACAGGGTTGGCATTGACTCGTCACCATTTGCCACGGTATCTACCGCAAGTGCGACAGAAACTACCAGTGCGATGGGAACAACCATTCCGCAGTATTCATACGTGACGACAATCACAGAGCCGCAGGTTACAGACAGGGTTGTCATAAGGTGCGACTTCTATGATTCGCAAAACACATTCCTTGCATCGGCATACATGGATGTCGACGACCAGACCGACCCAGAGGAGCTTTTCATCGTGAACAGCGACGGCACGGACGTAGGCGGTCAGAGTGTGAAGTTGAGGAGCGGCCAGAGCGTGACGATAAAGGCATGGATGGGTATATCGACAAGCCCATATACCCGTGAGTCGTCGTACAACCAGTTCAAGTGTCAGCTGATGGGCGCAAGTGGAGCCGTCGTGAAGAGCGGTTCGCCCATCCCTGCTGGAAAGACCGCAGACTCGGAAGGTTGGTTCGATATCACAAGCAACAGCGTGAGCGTGACCGATAAAAACGGCACCACTCTTCTTGCATCAGGAAAGGGCGGCGTGATAGAAATAAGCGCAGCTGACGTCATAGCATATTGCGACGGCGAACTCAGCGGCATCATAACGGCAGAAGCTGTAACAAACGTTTAATCATGCAAAGAAGGAAGTCCAGCAGATCGTTCAGTATCACTACCGTCATTGACGGTGTGGACGGCATTATCTATGAGATAGTACCGTCTGCCGAGAATGTGGTGATAGCAGCCGACCAGACGAGTACGTCTTTTTCTGGTACGGCTTCTTTCTACAGACGTGAGGGTGCCGGTACAAGGGCGGCCTATTCCTGCTATGCCACGGTGTACAGGCGTAGCGGCAACACGTTTACCCGTGTGCAATACCTCAGCTCGAAGGATACGAGCATCAGCATGAGCAATGTCAGTGTCACGACCTCGGACGATGCGCTTGTGATATTCATCTTCGACAGCAGCTATACGGGCACGTCCCCATTGTTGCAGACCTTCCTTGCGAAGGTGGAGCTTCCCGTGCTGAAGAACGGCGATACAGGTGCCGGCGGCACGTCACCCTTCATTGCCGACTTGGACAACGAGATGGATTCCGTAGCCTGTGACGTGAGCGGGAATGCTTCGGAACTCACAAGGCTGTATACGCTGATTTCCGTATTCCACGGAACTGATGACATAACCGATGAGTGCAAGGTGCAGTGTACTTCTGCTAACAACACGACGGGCGGCACGGTGCAACTTGTATCGAGCAGGACGCAGACGACTGCGGGAACGGCCATTACCACCGCGCAGCAGATGACCAGCAGCTTACGGTACATCCGTGTCGCGTTTGCGCAGGGTGACGGTGTCGGTGACAGTACGACACATCGAGGTGATGTGATACTGACGATAACACATACGACATACGGCACGCGGACGCTTGTATTCACTGTAAACGGTGTTCTGCCTGGTGCCAACGGCGAGCCTGCCACTGTGTACAACCTTCTGCCAGACAAGACGCAGATTAGCGTAGGCAGGGACGGGAGCAGCTATGTTCCTTCTACGGCATCGGTCTACTGCGGCTACACGAAGACAGAAGGCGGCCAGATTACCGAGCATCCAGACGGGAGTGGACAGACTACCTCGGATGCAAGGAAACAGATAGACGGGAAATACAGGATATATTTCAGAAAGCGTTCAAGGACGGCCGGATGGAATACCTACTACTATTGCTACGGCTCATACGTCGACACGGCGCAGACTTCCGGCGGTTATATGATCACGGACTTCAGCGTGTCCACTTACGATGCCGTGGAGCTCATACTTTGCACTGCTACGACTACGGGCAGGTTCGCAGTCGCGGATATCGGCAACTACGACGTGATAGACCGCGAGACGATACCCGTCGTAGCTGACGGCACTAACGGAACAAATGGCACTAACGGCACGAACGGCACGAACGGTGCAGACGCAGTGGAATATACCATTGTGTTCTCGGAGGCATGGGCGAAGCGCGATGTCGGAGATAACGTAACAGGTGCGCTCAAAGGCACTGTATACAGGATAGTCGGAGCGACGCGCACGGCCGTCAGCGGTGCAGCAGTCAGAGTCGGATATATCAGCGGACTGTACAGAGACGTGACGGCAAATTCCAGCGGATATTTCACGGATGGCGGCTACTTCAACGATAGTTGGACAAGCCAGTACTGCGGTGAGTCAAGCTGTATCTACGCGGAGGTGAGGGTCAGCGGCTCCGTTGTCTTCACACAGCACGTTACCATAGTGTTCGACGGTGCAAGCGGACAGAGGGGCAAGGCAGGCAGATTCTACTATTTCGCAGGGGAATGGTCGGACTTCACCTCCAGCAGCTCATGGATTGTCTCAGACGCGCAGGCCCCGTACTTCTCCTATACTGTCAACGGGGTGCTACAGGGCTACTTCGTATATAACCCTGAGAATAACGGCACTTACACGAAGTCTTCGATGGGCACGCCCTCCGACACGGCACCTTGGGAGAGGATGACCAGCAGCTTCAAGTATCTCATCACGGAGGGTGTATTCACTGATTTCGCAAAGATGGGCGGCTATGTCGTATGTGGCGACTACTTCATCTCTCGTTACGTCACGGCGGTAGGATTCAAGAAGACTATGCAGCCTATCAGCGGTGCTGACAAGTACCAGTATATAGAGCAGGATGATATCTTCGCAGACGGCAACATAGACGACTACAGCGCACATCCTGCATACTTCCCCCTGCATTGGAGAACAACCAGTTCAGGCTCCTATATATCCGTTAGCTCAACATCGTATTCGAGCAACGGGTACACCAGCGGATTCTCACTTGACTGGGCAGGCTGCGCATACACCGTACAGATAGAGTACTATAGTCAGGGGTCTGGCATTACATGGAAGGTCGCTACGTCTTCATCAGGGTCGGCAGGAGCTACAGGCACAATACCTGCGGCCTACACAGATAGCAGCACGTTCTATACCTTTGCGTTCTTCATGACATTCAATAACCCGCCGTCAGGAACACGGTATATGTACTTCAAGCTGGCTACGTCGGGCGGTTCTGCCAAGATACGCGGTGTGTATATCAGACGCGCAAAGTTCCGCCCCAATTACTGCATAGACGCTGTAACAGGAGCACAACGACTTGCAGGAGGCAATGTCCGCGTTGACAGCGACGGCAGCGTCGCTGTTTCAGGAACCATCAGCGCAAGGCTGTTCTATGCCGCTACCAAAGTGCTTGAAGAGTCGGATCTCGGCACTACAACGATAAGCGGTGCTACGGTCAGGACGTACAACATCAATCCTGCTACGGAACCGTACTATACGTTCTATGCACCCTGCGAAAACAGCCGCAATACGATAATGTACCTCCCTAACCCAGCAGACTACGACGGCGTGGAGTTCAGGTTCTTCAGACCGATCCTTCACGGACAGACGAACTACGGGTACTCTGCAATAGACTACTCGTCAGACGGAATCTACATGATGGACTCCAGTGACAAGATGCAGAAAAAGCATATACTCACACTCCATCCCAATGTGTTCATCACGGTCAAAGCGATGGCAGGAAGCTGGTGGGTAGTAAGCGGGACAATAGACAGTGCAAGCTAAATATCACAGATTATGAAAAAGGTATTCAACATCTTCATTCCGGCAAAGGGGTTCAAGGCGATTACGATACTGCCCTTCATCTTCGTGCGTCTGGAGCAGAAGAGGAACTACAACGAGGTTGACGACAACCACGAGAACATCCACGGCAGGCAGCAGGTGGAGGTGCTCCTGGTATCTGCGGCGGTCATTGCCGTTCTTTGCCTGACAACTGGCATCTCGTGGTGGTGGATGGCGGCTGCGCCGTTCTGCTACTTCGTGATGTACGGCCTCGAATACATCGTCAGGCTCTTCGTCTACGGCAAGGGGAAGGAGGCCTACCGCAACATCAGCTTCGAGCAGGAGGCGTTCATGTATGAGCGCGACACGGGATACCTTGGCCGCAGGAAGGCATTCGCATGGGTTAGATACTTAACACGTAAAACTTATAAACGATAGAAAGATGAAAGAGAAATTCCTTAACAAGGGCAACATCAGCCTTTTCGCCGTGACATTCCTCGTCTCGGTAGTGACGGCGGTCATCTGCAACCTGTGCGGTGCTGACCGTCTGACAACCGTATGCTGCGCACCGATAGGCGGCATATTATCAGTCCTCGGCATAGGCGCACTCTGCGAGATAGAGGACGTGGCACTTCCCGTAGGCCCTGACGCAGGTGTGCTCGGCACGACGCTCGGGCTTATACTGACGATGATTATTTATTAACAATTAAAACTATACGATTATGGGAGCATTAAAAGCAGCCTTGACGGCAATATTCAACGCGAACAACTACACAAGCGCAACGGACGGCATCAAGGACAAGACCGTACCTGTGGCGGAGAGTAACGGACTTCCGAGCGGGAAGATAGGAATGCGTGAGCTTTCGACCCTTATCGGCATGACGTATATTACAGTTGAGAGCGGAACGAACCTTGACAACATAAAAGACGCAGGCTTCTATGCTGTGGGTTCCCAGAGCGTCGCGCAGTCGATTACGGGCGGTCCGACAGGATTCTCGCCCTCTTCAGGATTCGTCATCGTGTTCCTCTCAGGCTACACGAACAACTCAAACCAGTCGACCCGCAGGTCATACGGGTTCCAGATTATACTATACAGGAACGACATATACTACCGGTATCTTGCCAGCGGCACCTGGGGTGCGTGGAAGACGCTGACGGGAGTGTAGGTCTCAGCTTTCACCTATAAAAACAGATGAATCATGGCAGAGAGAATACTACCTCCCGCAAAAGGCACGATACTGAAGCTGGCGGTAATAGCCGAGCTTGGTGACGGCATACACATGGATGACGTGGACTTTGAAAGCACCTTCTTTCATACCGGGATAACGACCAAGAGCCAGACGGTAAAGAAGGAGGAGATGATACGCATTAGCGAAGACGAATACCTGGCTTGTGTCGATACTTCTATTGTCGGCGTAGGGGAATATTGCATGAGGTTCACCGCGTGGCTCCCCGATACGGATGTGGAGGGCGACCTGCGGCAGGAATCTGTCGTGACGCCTACTGGAATACGGGTGACAAACTAAAAGAGCAAGGAGTATGTCGTGTATATCAGTCGGTGTGTCGCGTGTCGGCGGTATTTCCGCAAGTGCTTCAAGAATCGGGGGTATCGGCGTGAGTGTAGCACTTATTTGTGAGGTTGGTACGGGATATTACCTGCGAGTGACGCCAACCGACCCGCAGACATTGATGTGGGTTGTACCCGGCAACGAGATCACTTACAGCGTGAAATCGAATACAGATTGGAATATCGAATAGAAAAATAGTATTAACAATTAAATATATAAGATTATGGCATACGCAAGTTGGTTAAATCCAAGTAAAACATCGGGCAGCGGAAATGACACCGTGAATGTATCTGCCCTCAGTGACCACACAGGAAGAACCGCACGTTCTACCGTTATGACCTTCAAGGGTTCGAACGTTTCCGACGTTCCTGTGACCGTCAATCAGGCGGGAAAGCCTGAGTTTGTAACTTTACAGGCAACGGCTACCGTCAACAAGCAAGGCGGTACGCTGACTATCAGCGGTACGTCGAACTCGTCGAAACTGACATTCTCGTTAGGCAGCAGCGCAACACTGTCTCTTACACTGCCGTCATCGTACACGGCAAACTCTGCGTCGACTACCAATGGAGCTGCTATCTCAGGCGACCCAGGAGCGTCTGCGGAATACCCATTCAGCATCACGTTCACGGGTATCGGAGAGAACACCTCCATTAGCGATTTGACCGCGCAGCTCATCGTGACCGACAACGCAGGTCACGATGCTACCTGTACGATTACGCAGGCTGCTGGTGACGCTACACTGAGCGTATCGCCGACCACCGTCAACCTCGACTGGAACGCTTACTCTGAGGGAACGACCGCTTCTGTGGCTGTTACTTCTAACACAAGCTGGACTATCGACTAAGCGTAGGCGGCAATGGCAACGACAGTAAAGACATGGCCGACGGGTGGAACTGTTACCTTGACCTATACGGGTCAGGGTAACAACCCCATCGTCGTTGCGACGGATGACAACCCTACCGATGTGGCAAGGAGCATGGTCGTGACCGTCGAGACGACGGCGGGGAGTCCTGTGCAGACGGCGACATTCACGGTGAGTCAGGCGGCTGGCCCGAATTTCCGTCTGAAAAACGGAACGGCGTTTGTGACGAAGGGAAGTGATTTCTTTAACGTAAAGACTTAAACGATATGGCAGTTTACACAAGTATATATGATGGTGCTAATGTTGATGCGAGCGTAGGCAGAAGCTACGTGCCAACCTTGAATGCCGCGCCGACCTCATCGACCCTGACGTTCACGCTCAACGGCAACACGGTCAACTTTGAAATCGGCCAGTTCGCCAAGGTAGCGGTGACGGGAGGCTATGAGTTCTATCAGTTGCAGAATCTGAGTAGCGGCTCGGCAACGTGGGAGCAGGTGGAGTATGGCGGTACGATTCCTTCCAACGTGGCTTACTTCTCTACGGACAACGGCGAGGGTATTGTGCCTTCCGATGGCATACGTGCTGAGACTGTAAATGCTGCAGCTACAATGAGTATTAATCCTGATGTAATAACAGTAGTTAGTGGTAATGTAGGTACTGCAGCTATAACTCTTACAGTTCCAAATGATAACCTTGCTCATGTGTGGGATATTCTGATGACCACAGGTTCGAGTGTCAGCGTGACGATAGCATTGAGTAATAATGCTACCATAAAGGTTCCTAGTGGATTTGCTGTAGGTGCATCAAAGTCGATGGAGATTAGTGTTGTTGGTGTAGGTTCAACTTATTATTTGAGGTATGGCGAGTTTAGTTAATGAGAGTGGTGCTGCACTGATGAACAAGTTCACGCCTCCTGCAAGGGACTACAGCTTGGAGTATCTGACGATCGAGGCGTTGGAGGATGGGTGTGTTGTGAGCATCAGGAACAAGAACTGCAACATTCTGCCAACGTTCTACTATTCCACTGACGGGGGCACTACATGGAGCAGTGTCACGGCACAGAAGTCAAAGACCGTTACTGCCGTTACTATAGACACGGGTGAGACGGCTCTGTTCAAATGCACTCAGAACAGTCATGCTACTGACTGGGATAACTACAATGGCTTCCAATGTAGCAAGAATTATAAGGTCTATGGCAATGCAATGAGTCTGATTTGGGGTGATGATTTTGTGTCAAACAGTGAGTTCGCAAGTGATACGAGAAGTAATTTAGTAGCACTTTTCCGCGAAGACACCCATGTCATAGATGCAAGTAACCTGATTCTGCCTGCTATGATTGTTATGTATCAAGGGTATAACGGAATGTTCAGGGGGTGTACCAATCTTGAAAAGGCCCCTAAGTTACCTGGGTTGACTTTTATAGTAAATCATAATTCTTCGGGTGAAAACTATTCTTCAATGTTTGAAGGTTGTATCAATCTTGAAGAAGCATCAGAATTGCCTGCAACTTCTCCTCCTAATAATTGCTACAACCGAATGTTCTGCATGTCAAGAACAACTAAGTTGACTACACCGAAAATGACAAAAAGTCCAATATTAAGAGCGTTGCATATTTCAGGAAGCGGTACTACAAGTGCCTCTACTACTGGTGCATATAATCAAATGTTTGCAGGCAACGGTAATTTGGTAGAAGTAACTTGTCTTGCAACGTCATTTGGTACAGATGCATGTAAAGACTGGCTTCAGAATTGCTCTGACACAGGAACATTCAAGAAGGCTGCAAGCATGAGTAGTTGGCCAAGTGGTACATCAGGCATACCATCAGGGTGGACGATTGAGGATTATAGTGAATAATAAAGAAAGGATATAAGATGAAAAAGTATTATAATTCAACGACAAAGGAGTGGTACTTTGAAGGGCAGACCATAACGAGGAAACTTGCCAATGGTGCTTTGTTCAGTGGTATTCCTACATTGAGTCAGCTCAGTGAGTGGGGATTCGAGGAGGTGATAGAGCCTGCTCCGACTCCACAGGAACTTCTTGAAGCCGCAAAGCAGGAGAAGATTCAGGAGATTGAGGAGTATAATG